ATCGAGGTTGTCCGTCACGGTCACAAAGCCGGGCAGCAGGGCCGCGAGAAAGTTCTGGATCGACGCCAGGGTCCCATCGCTCGAGTTCAGGATGATCTTCAGCGCCATCATGAAGGCGTAGCTCGTGTCGCTCAGCTGGGTGTTGGCCATCCCGGTGAAGTTGATCTGGTAGAAAACGACGGAGCGGTTCTTCGAGTCGTTCACGCTGATCAGGCCGTTCTGGTTGCCGCCGCCGGCGCTGCGCACGAAGCCGAACCAGGGCAGCGGCGAGGGCTGGCCGATGTTCCGCGGCAGGCCGACGTACTTGCCGACGACGTCCAGCTGCGGGCCCTGGGCGGTGTACGGGTTGTAGCCGTCGCGGATCTGGATCGCGAGGCCGTCCATCAGCAGCTGCTTCACCATGATGGCGATCGTCTGCTGGGCCTTCGGCAGCTGGTATTGGAAAACCAGCAGCCGGACGTAGGCCTGGATCAAGTTGTCGATCGGGATCATCCGTGCGAGCCGTTGATGTAGACGGTGGCGAGGGCGGGGACAAAAAGTTGGTTCACGGCCGAGGGCATCAGCGTCGCGGTGTAGCCGCTGTTGCTCAGGCTCACGCCCTCGTTCGTCACGACGACGTTCGGCGCGATCGCCTTGATCAGCGCCTCGATCGTGGTCACGTCGGCGACCTGGCCGATCTGGTAGCTCAGCTTGGCGAGCAGCTGGTTGCGGATGTAGGTCGCGTCAAAGGTCCCCGTGATCGCCGCGATCGTCAGGTTGATGTAAAGCGGGACCTGCGTCGGGTGGTCGAAGAGGACGTTGAAGGTCGTTCCATCCACCTGGGTGATCGGCACGCTGATGCTGCCCTTCATGCCGCAGCCGGCGTTGCGCTTCACGTAGATCGCCTGGGCGATCGCCGCGTTGTCGCTGGTCGGCGCGTTGACGATGCACCAGATGGAATGCCCGGGGATCCCGTTCGCGTCCGTGCTGTTCGTCACGTTCTCGAGGACGATCGCCTGGATCACGCCGGGGATGTCGATCAGCGCGCCCTGCAGGCCCTGCAGAAATCCCTTGCTCGGCAGCGAGACGGACTGGGCGCGGCGGATCCGCAGCGAGGTGTCGCTTTCCTGCGCCAGGCCCACGGTCGTGGCGGCCGCGGAATTGTTGACGGTGGTCACGCCGATCGTGGGTGTCACGATGTTCGTGATCGTGCCGATCGTCGTCAAGACGGGCCCCACCTGGGCGGCGCGGAAGGCCAGCGTCTGCGTGCCGGTGCCGCCGAAGCTGTAGGAGGTCAGCAGGAAGAATTGATTCCCGTTCGAGTCCGCGACGGTGAAGGGGTTTGTCGTGTCGAGGCCGGGCAGGGTCAGCGCGCCCGTCACGGTCACGTCGACGTTCTGGATCGTGTACGTGGCGCCCTGGCGCACGACGCCGTTGATCGCGCAGCGGTCGTCGAGGACGGTCCCCACGGCCTGGTCCGGGTCAAACATCGCGTTCACCGAGGCGATCAGCTCTTCCATGTCGATCGCCACCTGGGCGAGGATGTTCAGCAGCTGGCCGTCCGGGGAGTTGGGCCCGACGTTGATGTTCGGGCCGTAGATCGCGAGCAGGCCCGGGTACGGCGCCTCGCCGTTCAGCAGTGCGCTCAGGATCTCCGCTCGCGTCTTGATCTGGAGCCCGGTGGGGCCGAGTGAGTTGGGCATGGCTTAGGAGGAAATGGTCACCGTGTTGATCGTCTGCAGGGAGAAAACCGTGGAGACGTTGTAGCTGATGCTCAGCTTCCTGGTCCGCGCGTCGAGGGCCGCGGTCACGCTCGTGATCTTCGTCACGCCCGGCCGCGCCGCGATGACCTTGCGGCATTGCAGGACGATGTTCGTCGCGTTCTTTCCGCCGATCAGGTTCCACCAGTCGACGCCGAACGAGGTGTCAAAAAAGCATTCCCCGAGAAAAACCTTTAGCGCCGTGGCGATGTCCTGGTTGATCTCGGCGGCGCCGGTCAGGTAATTCTGGACGCCCTGGCCGAACGTCCAATCTCCGGGGTGGGCATCGGCGATGCCCGTAATGGCGCGAATGCTCAACCCGCGCCGAAGCTGGGCGGCATCGCCGCCCGAGCGGGCGTGGAATTGGCGCGGCTGGGGTTCACTGGAGGAGGTTCTGGAAGTCTGTAATCCTGGCGTTCAGCGCCGTCAGGGTCGCCGCGTTCGGCGTGTCCCCTCGGGTGTCGACCCATCCCTTGAGGGTGTTCACCAGATTTGTCAAAGCGGTAAGCAACGAGAGGCTGGCGTTCTGGATCCCGATCTTCGTGCCGAGGACGATCTGCGTCTGGTTCAGCGCCAGGACGACTTGCGCCGTGTCGTAGCTTGCCAGGGGATGCGCGGCCGTGCGGAAGCCGACGATCGCGAGGCCGTCGCTCAGGTCGTGCATGCGGCCGCTGTTTGGATCCTGGATGTTCCCGGTGGCCCAGAACTGGTCAAAGTCGCGGTCGTTGAAGAGGACCAGGCAAATATCGCCGGCGGTGATCGGGAAGGTCAGGTAGCCGGCGCCTCCGCTCGGGATGAAGACGGGGACGTCCACGAGCAGCGGGTAGGCCTTGCTCTGGTAGGCCGCCTGGCCGCCCTGGTCGACGGGGACCTGGCGCGTCACGGCGATCTGGACGGTCACGGTTTGCTTCGTGGAATTGAAGCCCTTGATCACGCCCCACTGGTGGCAGTTCAGCGAAGCGAAGATCTCCAGCTTGAATTGCTGCAGGAGCGCGCGCAGGTCGGGCTCGGGGATGGGTAGCTGGGGCGTCGCGCTCATATCGTTACGTCCCCCACCTTGACCCAGGAATCGGAATTGCCCAGGCCGTTCCACAAGGTCAGCTCCGTGCGGCGCTCGCCGTCCCGCGCCTGGCTGATGATCCCGCGATGCGTCAGGCCCATCACCTTGTACAGGCCGTTAAACTTTTTTAGGTCGCTCGAGTCGAGGTTCACCAGCTGGCCGATCGTGAATTTCGGCTCAAAGAGCATCGTGACGCGCATCATGTTCAGGTAGCGCTCCGGCGTCCCGGTCAGGCCCGCGGCGCTCGTGATGTCCGGGATCTCTTCGCCGGCGTATTCGTTCGGGTTCAGGATCTTCAGCTTGTTGTCGTCGATCACGGCCAGGCCGCCGCTCAGCTGGAAGATGTAGTCCCAGGTGTTCCCCACGAACGTGGCGCCGCGCTTCGTCACGCCGGGCAGGGCGCCGATCGTCGCGGTGTTGCCGAGGCCGGGGAGGTCTTTCGCCAGGTTTTTGATCAGGTCCGTGAACTGGGTACCGGCCGCGATCGTGCGCAGCGTGAAGCCGTTCGCCATCGCGGCGCCGCCGTCGAAGGCCTCCACGGTCGTCACCATGTCGACGCCGCCGCCGCGCCGCATGCTCTGGGCCTGCTTCAGGGTCCCGTTGAAGATCATCGTCGTCGGCTCGCCCTCGTAGCCGGCGCGAAACTGGATCGCCCGGACGTCGCCGATCGCGTTGAACCAGTCCTTTTGGATCAGGTCCCGGGTTCGCTGGCCCAGGTTGTAAATGCGGAAGGTGGCGGTCTGGCTGCTCGCGAGCGCCGCGCGCCGGATCTCAAACTCGCAGGTGAAGGGCAGCTCGACCGTGACGTTCGCCGGCTGGCCGCCCTGGTCGGGCAGCAGCGTCTCGATCGAGATCGAGTATGACGGGTTGAATTTCACGGCGGGGCATAAACGGAGGCCTCGACCGCGGCGACGTCGTCCTGGTTCAGCAGGACCAGGGTCACGGTGCCGTCGCTCAGGCATCCCTGGGTGAGCGGGTCGTTGTTGTCGACGGTGAAGCAGGCCAGGCCGAACGGGATCACGTTCTGGAATTGGCGCAGGAGGTTGCCGGCGGTCACGAGGCGCCGGTTCTGCGCGGTGAAGGGGACGGGCAGCGCCGTGGATCCTGGCCACTCCACATCGTAAAACCAGCCGTTCTGCTGGGGCCGGTAGTAAAGCGTCAGGGTCACGCGGGATCCGTCCGCCAGAATGAGGCCCATCACCTGGGTGGCCTGGTTCGTGATGCCGTTGATGATGTTCACGGGCCGTTGCCTCCCATCATCGTCGCCAGCCAGCTCTCTTCCTGGGCGGCGCTCGCCGGCGTCTGGCCCGCGGTGCCGTTCTGCGCGGGCGCGTCGGCGCTCGCCTGGAAAGCGTTACGGCCGGCCAGCTGCCCGAGGTTCACGGTGACCGGCTGGGCGATCCGGATCTTTTTGAAGGTCACCGAGAAGTTCGTCGCCGTCTTTGTTTCCTCCGGCTGCTCGGGGCGGACGTTGAGGATCGCCATGTTGTTCATGATCCCCCACGGCGTCTCGACGCTGAACAGCTGGCGGGCGCGCCACATCTGGTAAAAGTAGCCGAAGGCCAGGCTCTGGGCGCTCTGCCCTTCCTGGTTCTGCGCGCGGTTCAGGTAGTACTGGTAAAGGCTCGAGGCGGCGCCGGCGGTGGGGCCCGGGTTCGTGCCGGCGGTCGTGCTCAGGCTCGAGTTCACCGATTGCGCGATCAGGGCGACGACGGCCGGCGTCATCGCGCTGCCGATGATGTTGCCGACGGCGGTCGTCACGGCGGCCGCGATCGCCGCGCTCGAGGGCGCGTTGCCGCCGCTCAGGGCGGTGACGGATTGGTTCACGGCCGCGTTCAGCGCCGCCTGGACCTGGTTGGAAACGCTGATCACGCCGGCCAGCTGGTTGGAAAGCGTGCGCACGATGCTGTCCGAACTGAAGGGCCCGATCGCCCCGGTCACGGCCGCGCCGGCGGAAATGATCCCCCCGGGCCCGATCGAGACGCCGGCGTCCAGGCCAAAGGCCCCGATCTTCGTGCTGAAGCTCAGGTTCGCGGCCGCGCTGAAGGGCGGGAAGAGCGGCGGGAAGAGGGGCAGCGGCGCCGGCGTCGGCGCTGGCGTGTCGGGGATGTCGGCGGCGTCCGTCAGCTCGGCGACCATCCCGCGCAGGGTCACGCGCTCCGGCAGGAGGGCGATGTTGTCCTGGAGGCTCGTGTTGTCCTCGATCGCGTTGTCCGTGATCTCGCTCATCAGCTCCATGAACTGCTCGGCGTCGTAGTCGAAAAGGAAGCCGGCGATCCCCTGGGGCGGGTTGTTCGGCCGCACGATCGCGGTGCGGTCCAGCGTGGTCAGCTGGTCGAAGATCGACGCTTCGTCGCTGGGGATGATGGGGATCGGGGCGCTCATCTCGAGGGCAGCGGCATCTGGCCGAAGGCATCCGAGATCTGGCGCACGGCGCCGCGGCCGACCTCGCGCCCGGTTTCGTGGGCGTTGCTGCCGTTTGGCACGCTCACGTTGATGTGGTTCGTCTGGATGTTCTGGTTCGTCAGGCTGTTTTTGTCCATCAGGGCGGTCCCGATCAGGCCCGATGCGTCGCCCTGGGCGGCGCGGCCGATGTCGCCCAGCACGCCCAGGACGCCCTTGCCGCTCTTCACGGCGGCCACCAGGCGGTCCCAGGTATCGATTAGGACGGTGATCGCCAAGCTCAATGCCTCGACGTTTTTCACGGTCAGGATCAGGCCGTCTGTCCAATCAAAGGCGCTTTTCCCGCCGCGGCAGGCGACCCAGAAGTCCTGGATCAAAAGCACGAGCCCGGTCAACGTCACGGCCAGGATCCCGAGCAGCGCGACGAAGGCGCCGGCGGGCCCAAGCGCGAGGGCCGTCAGCGCGATGCCGAGGCCGGTCAAAACGACCAGCAGGCCCAGCATCGCGTACATGAAGATCTCGGCGCCCTTGCTGCCGCCCTCGAGCCAGTTCACGAAGCGGCCGCCCAGGGAAAGGAATTGCGTCATCTCTTTCAGGACGGCGGCCAGGGGCTCGGCGAACTGGGCGGCGAATCGGGTGAGCAATTGTCCCGCGGTGAACAAAAACTCTTTCCAGGCGGCGCCCAGCTTCGCCAGGTTGTTCACCTCTTCGGGGCTCACGGTGAGGTTTTTGGCGAGGTTCCCGCGGCCGAAGTTCGGCTGCCGCATTAAAAACAGGATGTCGTCGTTGAAGCCCATCTCCCCGAGTTTCTGGCGGGCGATCGCCGGGTCCAACTTGAGGACCTGCTGGCGCAGCTGCTCGAGCACTTTGAACGGGTCCTGGCGCGGGTCGATCCCGAGCAGCATCCACGGCGCCGCGGCCTCCGCGTTGCCGAAGGCGATCGCCGCCCTGGCTTTCTGGATCGCGCCCAGGGCCTGCGCCATCTGGCTCGCCGCGACGTTG